TCTTAAGACGTGCGCCTGCTGGACGAAGTTTTGATACATCAATAGAAGGAATCTGTCCTGCCCAAAGCATAGCAAGAAGTTCACGGTATGATTTAGCCCATCCATTCTTAGAATCTTCAACTACAATAACAGTTGTTGATTTCTCAAATGATTCTGGGACGGCAGGAAGTTTGTTAACATACTTATATTCAACAGAGAATCCTACACCTGTTCCACACATTAAAATATACATTGTTTCATCAAATGAGCGTGGTGAATCAACTGGAACAAATGAGCAGTTATATCCTGCAACATGGTCTCTATCAAGAGCGGGTCCTGCAGTCATTACTGCTCTCATTGAAGGCATTACATTTCTATCATATACTGCTTGCTTTAATTCTTCAATAAATTTAGACTCTGGTTCATAACTATAATTTTGAAATAGATGATCTAGCATAAACGCAAAATATCGATCTACTGTTTCACCCCATGTTTCACGACGATTCTCTTCTGGAATCCAACGAGCATATCGTGATAAAGCAATAAAATTCTCATAAGGGTTTTCAATAACTCTTGACATTTTGGTATAGTATCCTTCTCCGCCTTGCGGTTAAATTTAAAAATGAATAGATACCAATTCTACCAAACTTTTATTTGTGTGGGAAGGGGTTATAAAATTTTTTCTTCTAAATGTTTAAATGCATTCTTAGTCAACTTAATCCAATTGTATTCTTCATGAATTTTAGTCGACTGAGCAAAGTAATATCCAGAATAAGCTTTAAAATCATTTGCAGCATCATACATTTGATCTTCTAAGTGTAATCTATCTGGTTTATAAAAAGAACCAACGTGTGGATCTCCTACAGCTTTAGGAACTCCTTCTACTTCTGCATCTGTAAGTCTAGACCTTAACTTTAGGGGACCCAAATAATCTTTGTACTGTGCCCAATCATAAGTTGATATAACTGGCATTCCAGTTGCTAAACCTTGAATCGGAATAAAACCAAAACCTTCTCCCCAACTTGGATAGACCAAAACGTGGTGGGAATGATAAAGCTGAACTAATTGTTCTATAGGATATTCTTCAGTAATAACTTTAATATTATTATATACTTTTTCTGGTTGTACAAGTTCTCCACGATTATTATATAGTCTAATTGTATGTGGACCATGAGATTTAATTGTTAATTCATATTCTGGATTATTTCCAAATAGTTTACCAAAAACTTCTACAACTAATTGCCCGTCTTTTCTTGGTGCAGGTTCTCCAACATGTAAAAATTTTAATTTTTGTCCAGGTCGTAAAATTCTTTTTTTAGGTGTCCAAATATCTTCAATACCATGTGGATAAACATAGATTGGTTTTGTTACACCGCATTTTTTATAAACATCTGCAACCCAATCTGATGTAGCCCACATTTCATCACATAAATTCATTCTTTCTACCCAGTCTGATCTCATTCCAGTAGATTCCCAGGGAGTATATCCAATTTGATATTGGTTTTTATGTAATTTATAATGATGAGGTTGTGTAAAATTTAATTGTAATTGAGCTTTAGCATTTGCATAATCTACTTTATGTCCAATTTGTTGTAAACTTTTAACAATATTTTGTCCAGCATAACCAAATCCTACTGCTGGATTTAATCCCGCCCATATTGTGTAATAAGATATATGCATTTAATTCCTGGTTGACTGGCTTGACAGTCTTATACCGCCAATGCTATTATTATAGTTCGTTATCTCTCTATAGGAGGAAAATGCCCATGGAGAATATCAAACAACGTGTGAGCGAAGTTGCTCATACTTGGACATCAATAGCAATGATAACATTATTTCTATTTGGTGTCCAGCCTCAACCGATACAATCGGCTGTGGCACTTGTGGTAGAACCAAGCAAGACACAACTACAACTGAAGAAAGAAACGCTGGAAAAATTCAGCAACACTGTATATAAACCTTCAGAACAATTGTCTGATACAGAATTAAAAAATCTGTTAAAGGCAGTAGGATTTGAAGGAGTAGCCTTGAAAAAGGCTTGGGCCATTGCCAAAGCGGAGTCTAATGGACGCCCGATGGCATATAACGGCAACAGGAATACTGGAGACAGTTCCTACGGAATTTTTCAGATTAACATGTTGGGAAAACTCGGCATTGATCGTAAAGAGAAATTCGAATTAAAGTCAAACGTACTATTGTTTGACCCAGTAATAAACGCAGAGATAACGTATCACATGACCCAAGGCGGCACGGATTGGAGTTCATGGTCATCCCATAATAGTGGGGCGATTAAAGAGTGGTTAGGAAAATTTCCTAATTAATAAGAACGGAGGAGCCAATGAAGATACAAGTAGTATCTAAATATTTGGCTCTGGCAGAAGAGGGCCTTGTATCAAAGCTGGAATGTCCAGTAGATCAGGGCCTTCTTCTACCTAATTTAGATTTAAGTGATACAATTTACTTATATTGCTTGTCATGCAAATATAAGAACAGTATGGGACTAGAAGTTTATGATAGAATCGAAAGAGCCGTCAGAGAAAATACAAACTGACGGAGGCCAAATAAAAGAAACAGACGCCATGGGGCGGGAAAAATTCTGGTTAGATATCGGAAGACCTAATGACTGAAAACGAAAAATCACAAAATTTAGAAGATAACTTAGACATGGTTAATTACATCATGCTACATAGAATTTATGATCTACTTACAATTATTGCAAATAAATTGGTGGGACCAGAAGATACATCCAAACTTGTAGAATATCATGATCAAGGATTTTTATTGGGTCCCACCCCATCTTATACTCCACAAGATTCTGACGAAAAGTAGTTGACTTAAAAAATCTAATATGTGATAATAATCATGCACTGGTTGTAGCATCCCACCACTTTTGCTCCCAGTGTGTGTTCGCAAGAACAGCAGAACCCATTCCGATCCGCCTTGGAATGGGTTTTGTCCTATCTAGAGCCCAATATCAGATTTGAACTGATGACCTACGCATTACAAGTGCGTCGCTCTTCCTTCTGAGCTAATCGGGCGCTGGCTAATCTAATGTCCAATTAAATTATTATACTAAATATAGTGCGAAATTAAAAGTGCGCCCGAAAAAAGTGCTGCGGCGGGAGAAGAGAGATAATGTTTCACATGAAACAATGGGCCAATATTTATATTTACGAAGCTTTGCGAGATTTGCCAGAATTTTTGGCGGATCTACGAATATGTGTCCTAACTCTATGACAATTACTACATACTAATTCACATTTAGCAATTTCTTGATCTATCCTCTTCTTGGACAGAGTAGGGATTAATTCCATAACATTTGCATGCTTCTTACCACGAACGTGGTCAAAGTCCATGACATAATATGGATAACTTATCCCACAGTCCAAACAAGGAGTCTTCTCCTTAAGATCTCTAATGTATTGCGCCAAAAAAGCCTTCTGCTTGGCTATAGAGACCTTTTCAGTCTTCATGCTATGTTATACCTACAAAGAGGGACCATATGGCTTTATTATAGCAAGGAAATTGTTTTAGGCTTCCCGCCGAAAATTATTTTGAATTTAAATATGCAATTGCTTTATTGAGAAGATCAATATTATCTCTAAACTGACCAAGACCAATATTACAGGAGTTACAGAGCCATGCTCTAAATTCTCCTGTTTCCCAGCTATGGTCTAAATACCATTTAGGAGAAGTTCCTTCGCAAATAGGACAACGATAATCTTCATTTGGATATTCATTTTCTTTTTTTAGTTGACTAGTAATTTTTTGAGATATAGATTGACAAGGTCTGCATACAGACTTGTAATGAATTTTTTTCAAGCTTGTTACAGCAATAACCATTTCTTCAATAGGTTTATTTATTTTACATACTCTACAGGTTCTTGTCATTTACACACCTTATAATGATTATAGAGAGTTATATGAGCAAATCCTGATCTAACTTCTATTTCCCGCCCACATTTATCACATTTAACAATTCGATTAGCCGCCATATACGGATTATATATTATTTAATAATTCTAGTCAACTACTTTTTAGGATTTTTAATAAATAAGAAATACATGATCCATAAGGTAAATGCAAGGAATATGATTGCGTCCATTATTTCCACCTTATTTTATGACATAGATATCATATAGATATATATTGATATCTGGGTATTTAGATTTTTTAGCAAAGCCCCCCTTTCCCCCCATTAACAAAAATTGTATAATGTTGGGAAAAGAGGAAAGCTGACATCTGGTACATTTGAGTTCCTTAGTGTAAGCCCCCCACAAACCATAGCAAGTATAACATGAAGAAAATTCGAGAGTCAATACTTTGTAAAAAGTTTTTCTAGTCAACCGTAAAATTAAGTTTTCTAAAATGTTAATATAATTTTATTTTGTATGATCCACAGTTTTAAAATGTCCGATTTGTCTAATTAGTGCGCCCATATGTGATTTAACTCACACAAAAAGTGGTGTGATGTGGCTCACAATGTCCTAATATGTCCGAATTGTCTAGTGGAAATTGTCAGTCCCCCCTGCTAGGCTTATACTATAAGAAAAATTAAATAAAGGTATATGAGCCTAGCAAATAATCCGAAAGGTGAGCCTAGCAAATAAGATACCTACTACTAGAAAGGAGCAGAAATGCTTACTCAAAAAACTTTAGATAAAATCGTGTATGAATATCAACACGGAGGTGTTCAGGCTTATCATCCTGAAATCTCAATGAGAGAAAGAAAAGCGTTATTGCGCTACTTATTCTCTCTACCTACTCATAAGAATTGTGATTGTGAGGTGATTGCGTAATGAGTGCTAATCTCTATTCAATAGAAAGCCTACTTATAGGTAAGACCTATCGTAGCCGCTCCGTAGAGGGCGAGATTGTATCTGCTGAAAAACATCCTAAAGCCGTATGGTATGCGGATGCTGAGGCTTACCTTGTAGAAATCCGTAAAAATACGGGTGGATATACCTACCGCTCAGTAGCCGTTAGTGTGGCATAAATCACACTAACCCTGCGGGCGTGTCGCTTGCCTAATGTCGGCTCTATGGTGTAGCCTAAAGGCATAACAAAATAAAGAACTAAAAAAGAAAAGGAAAAAAAATAAAATGAAAATCACTTACTCAGTATGGCAAGGCTCTATTCTAAAAGGTATGAACTTTACCGCTAACAATATGAAAGATGTAATCAAAACAATAAGCGAACTAAATGAGGGCGGATTATCGCCAAAGTTTGAAGCGTTTATTTCTAAAGTAGAACAGGATAATAACTAATGTATGCGATGTCTTGGGAAAGAAATCCTAGCGAATATAAATACGAAAGTATTCAAGATAACTTTATTGTAGAGTTTGAAGAATACGACATAAATAAAGATTTATCTCTAGAACAATTACTAGAAGATGAAGAAAACGAATTACTAGAAATAGAAATGGAGGATTTCTAAAATGTGGGATAGTTTTTTATCTATCGAATTTGATCGATATGGATTTACCATAGATAGTTATTATTTTTATTTATCGCTATCGTGGCAATTTATCGCAGTAGTAGCAGGGCTTATTATCGCCCGCCGCCTATATGTAAAGCGTATGAGGTAAATCACAAAATAACACGGCGTGTCGCCTTGACAAAGGCGGCAGCTGGCCAGATAACCAGAGTGAGCGTTCGTTGAT